AATCCACTTACCACCAAGGAGTGTAAGAGTACCTGCAACCTGAGTGGCCTGTTGGCCAAAAGCGACAAGAACGTTAGTTCCCGACTGCACCTGAACCAGAAAGTCACCTACCTGATAGCCAGCCTGCTGAACCATAACACCACTTCGGTTCATTGACCTCCCAAATCCCCGACCGGATACAACAGTAGCGTCCAACTGAGCCTTGTAAGCCCTCAAGGTAGTCATGCCCTCTTTAACTGAGATGTTCTTTTGTCGTACCTGCTCCCTCACCGTCTTAACAGCCTGAGCTAACTTTTGCTGTGAAGCCCAAGCTGGGTCTGAGGCCGCTTTAAGACGTTGGTACTGATCATTAGACTGCCTAAGTGCTTCACTAGCTTTCTTTGTCTCAGCAGCATTCCTGCGGGCAGATTCGGCAGCTTTAAGTTCAGCTAATGCCCTCTGAGTATTTAAAGCACCATTAGACTTAGTGTATCCATTCAGTGTAGCTAACTCTCTAGCAAGTTCAACTTGAGCAGCTTTAAGGGCCTTAGCGTTTAGCGTACCCTCTTTATAATACTTATTAGCTTGTTGCCAACCTGAGGAAACTGCCCTAGTCTTATTAGCTACCTGAAGCACAGACCGACCAAGTTTTTCACTTGCTTCTGAAAAGCGTTTGAGTGCCTTCTCAGCGTCCCTTATAGAAGAAACATCAGCAGTTATCTTAATATCAGCCATCCGAGTTCATTACCTCTAAGTATTTCCTGTCAAGGAGTTTGATAGTTTCGATGTCTCTGGAAGACAGTGCGGTATTAGTTAGTTCAATATAGGACTTAATCTCAAGATAAGAGATAGGGTTAGCTGTATGGGCACCCATAGTTCTTGAGTTGTTTAAATCCAAAAAGGCAGACCAGAGGTGAGCAAAGAGTCTAGGGAAGTCTGGTCCCTGTAGTTCCTTTAGCTTACGTCCAGTCTGCCTCTCTACTTGTTCAAGGTGTTCTCTTAAGGTGCCATCCTTCGAAGGCTTACTTAACTTAAACTGATGTTCAGCGAAGTCTAGTATCTGCGAAGTTAGGCTTTCGTAAAAACTTTAGATTCTTCCACCTTTGATGCGATAAGGTCCCCTACCCAGATGACAGTGGAGTATATCTCTTTAGCCTTAGACGTAGAGAACTTAGGCTTCTTACCACCAAAGGTAATGTTCCAAGTCTTTGTCGTTTTAGCTAAGAACTCAACACCTAGCTCCTCAGCTTCAGCAGACTTAAGACGGTCAGCTTGTTTAGCAATAAGAGTGTCAGCTTGTTCATGTCGGGACTTGCGGTATTCTTTGCTGTGTGGCAGATAGACTTCAATGGTCATAGGTGAACCATCGTCATTCATCAGGGTGTCCCCATTGAACTCAAGCTCAACGACAACAGTATCATTAGCGGGAATAGTATTCTGTAGGTCCATGTCGGATGTTCCTTATGTTAAAAGAGTCGGGTGGAGTATGTTAAAGCAGGAAGCTCCAGCACCCGACAACCAGAGCCTCCCTAGCCCACGAGGGGATTACGAAGGACGTGTGATCTTCAAGTTAGTTGCTTCTGTGCTGTCATAGAGAGCGACAAAAGAACATTCTACCATACGGCTCTCAGGACCACCAACAGAAGTATCTGCTGAGTTGATCTTGATGTATGGGAACAAGAAGGTATATTCATTAGAACCTGTAGGGTCATTAACAGATACTTGCAAGGCACTATTGGTTTCATTCAAGAAGCGGTTGACAAGGGCTGCATCCTCAAAGTATGCTGAGAAGGTCCCCTCTACTGTGGCACGACCATACTGAAGAGCAGGTGTCTCATCGCTACCAACCACAAAGGTAGGGGCAAAGGCATTGTCTACAGTGAAGTCTACAGCAGTAACAATGGCAGAAGCACTCAAGGAGCCTACGTTACCAATACTAAGATCACCAGAGTAAGCATCAAAGGGAGCAGCACCAGAGGCAGCATCTTGTGTCTTCTGGGTAGCACTCAGGGTCATGCCCTTACCAACCATAGAGAATGTTGTCGTTACCATCTGGTTAGGTGCCAGAGAGATACCCATACTTGAGACAGTACAACCAGTAAACAACTTAGCTTGGTCGATGTCAGCAGCATAGTCCTCAACAGAGAAATACTTAGGGGCTGTACCAACCTTGAGTACGTTAGTGCTGAAAGTACCCAGCATTGCACTCTCTAGGAAGTCATCATAGTCACCATCACGTAGGTCAACAACAATGTCTCCACCAGCTTGTTTATTACCATGACGGTCAACACGAGGCATACGGTCTGACTGAAGGTCATTACCTTGTACTCGTTCTTTGGTGAGGTTCAGCGAGTGGGTGCTAAAGGGTAAGTTAGTGAAGTTACCAGCAGGTGTGGTTCCAAAAGTGCTTTCCACAATGTAAGAAAGGCTAGTACGGGAACCTTGGGCGAAAGTAGGCATTTAAGTCTCCTAGTTATATAAGTACCAGCCAATACGGACTGGAATGTGATAGTGGGAACCCTCAGGAGTACCTAAGTCTCGTTCAGCGTATCTTATTGAGAGGGTGGTAGAGTTGTGGGTTATATCTGTGGTAGCCTCAAAGGCATCCATGATCTTATCCGCTAGGTCATCTCCAGCAGAAGGTCCATTACCCTCAGGGACACAACAGGTCACGAGGAAATAGCCTTGGTAGTACATCTGAGGGTTTAGGCCACGTACAGCAGGTTCCCGTCTTGTGGGGATCATTCTTACGGACACATAGGATTGGTTTGTCGTAGGAGAGAAACTCACGTTCTCCCAAGCAACGCTAGGTAGGTCAGCGACAGTAGACAGGGTTGTCTCAAAGGTTGCTCTTATGTCATCATATATACTAGCCATATCACCTCCTGATGTCTTTAACTTGACTGAACACTTGGTATTTCTCCTCAATTACCTCAGAGGCATGTGGCGCTCTGTTTCTGAAGGAGAGACTTTGGTTATCCACCAAGTTAATCTTGTCTATGTCAGAGTGCATGTTAGCTTCGGCAATGCTACGATAGGTCCCTTTGTCTTGGCCCTTAGGTCTCCCTTTAGAACTCTTACGCCTACCACCACCTGAGGAGGAAGGTAAGACAGAAAAGCTCTCTGCATAAGCCCCAGTGTCTACTGGGGAGCGGGTGGACAGGTCTGTAGCTATGCCCTTTAAGTCTGACTTTACCTCTGTTACCATACGTTCTCTGAGGTTCTCTATCTTAACAGAAACGGACTTTATGTTTATCCTACCTTTAAACATCTACTCTCTCACATGACATAAGTAGCAAACAAGTGTACCGGAGTTGTATATCTTCTGCACAGACTTGATTACCACTGTGTCGCCTACTGAAAGGATTTGGTCCTCATTGTCAGGCTCAGGGATAGCAACACCAGAGGTGTCTAGTGCAGGCAGAGTAACCATACGGTCTCCAACAGTGATGTTAGAACCAGTAGCTTCCTGTAGGGTGTACGACGAAAAGTAAGCCTTGACTGTATAGTCTGTATCCGTAACAGACCCAAGTTGACCCGTAGAAGGGCTGTAGGTGCCTGAGGACTTCTTCCTTAGTGTAGCCTGTTGACCCCTACGATTAACTAAGGTCTGAAGGTTCTTGGACAGCATGTTACTCCTCCAGTTCGTAGTCTAGTATTTCTCTATCTGCATATATGTCGAACTGGTTTACAGAGATCCTAGTGTTAGTCTTACCAACAGCAGGTAGCCCACCAGCGTAGACCCCAAGGGAGACCTTACCACCAGCAGACTTCTGAGCCATAATCGTATGTGCTAGGGCCTTATAGTGTTGGCTTAACTGAGAGTATTTCTCTGAGAGTTGACCATCTAGGTCAGTATCCACAAACCTAGCAAACTTAGCGGATAAACTATTAGCTATATAAACAGCAGCGGCATAGACATCATCAGAGGCAAGAGCGACAGCGAAATTAATCTCCTCGTTCTCAACCTGTTGGTCTGTGCTGTCAGTGTCCCCAACTAGGAACCTAACTACATTCAACCTTCCAGCAGAAGTGTTTAAACTTAAGTCCGTTGAATCGTATGTCCATGCCATCCCTGTGTATCCTTATTCACCCAGTATTGAATCTCGAATGCGGTAGTAATCTTCCAACATCCAGTTGTTACGGTTAAGCCATCCACGAATAAGCGCGCGTTGTTTTTCGTCAATCTTAGACTGCTTGATTTTCTTGTTGTTGTACTCTTTATCGTTAGAGGTCCGACCTTGGACTTCCTTATTTACCAACTTAACCAACGACAATAACTTTTGGCTATTCAGTTCACTCAGGCGGTCCCCTACCTTAGTAGTAACCTCTAGGTCTCGGTTGTGATAGATGTAACCTGACTTATATAGCTGGGCTACCTTATCTTCCTGCGCACCGACCTGTAGTTGCCAGTTGAACTCTTCCTCAATCTTCCAAGGTTTACCGAAGGCACTAAAGGGTCTCTTTACAAAGACTGGCCAATCTACCTGCCACCCGAGATGTGGGGGATGTACATATCCATCATGTTTCATATCATTCTCTTTTGCTTTTTAGTGGAGGATCACCCCCATGCCTAAACACAGGGGTGCCTCTTTAGTTAATCTGGATTAGGCCAGAACAGAGTTGATGAAACCACCAAGGTCAGCACCTACGATCTTCATGTCGTAAGCCATCTTGACGTGGATCTCTTCTGCAATTCCCTCAACACGGAGGAAGTCACCTGTGAAGGATTCAACAGTCAAACCAGCACCAGACGACCCAGGCAGGGAGTTCCAAGCAAAGGTAACACCAGCAGCAGGGGCACGAAGGCCAACAGTCGAAGGTGTGTAGCACAACATAGCGTCGTTACCACCGATGAATGCGTTTACACCAGTAGCACCTTCAGCAGCAGTGTTCTCAATAGCCTCAAGGATGTAGAAGTTCTCAACCTCAAAGATTTCAGCCAACTTAGCGTCTGTGATCAAGGCAGGGTTGTTGACAGTGGAACCACCGTTCAAGCGAGCCAAGATGTCAGGGTGGTCAACCAGAACGTCACGGACTGCCTTAGAGACAACCATTGTGTTAGGCTTGAAGCCACCGGACTTGAGCTTGATAGTACGGCTCAGGTTACGAACGTCTACGATTGGTGTAGAGTTGGTGTAGTCATCCCAGTTACGGACTTGGCTAGCACTAGGGGCACCAGCGACACCATCCCAGTTTGTTCCCCAAACGTTGTCCGAGAAGAAGTTAGTCACGAAGTCTTTCTCACGGTCAATGAGCATGTTCATCGTGAGCATTTGGGCACCCATTGCGCGGGTCTCAAGTGCAGCATCTTCGTTGGCCAAAGTCTGTTCATCAAAGTCTGTAGCCAGACCAAAGACATCAGCAAAGTAGTTGTCGTTCGACAGCGACATACCAACACGCTCAGGGCGGGTCCGAGGTGCCAAGGCTTTACGCTGGCCACTACGGTTGAACTCATCTTGGTTGTACTTGTAGTATTTATCAGACTGTTTCTGAACATCTACTGTAGGGAATACCTTATCAGCGATGAAAGTGTCCTGAGATTGCAAGTAAGCAAGGGTCAGGTTAGTCAGAGGTGCATCAATGTGGACCTGCGACGGGGTAAGCATAGGCATTATTAAGTTCCTTTATTCAGGTTACGCAGCAGCGTTGCCGCCACGGAAGAAGTCGATTGTAGCGCGTTCGCCAGCGGAAGCACCCTGAACACAGATACCAACAATGATGTCAGAGGAAGCAGCGGTAACAGCTTCACCGTTAGCGTCAACACCAACACTGTCACCAGCAGTCAATCCACCTGTGCCAACTTCTACGATCACACGACCAGCAGTAACGACAGTAGCCGCAACACCAGAAGCAGGGTCATTGATGAGAACACCAAAAGCAGCATCCGCATTGCCAGCCGAAACGACTGTACGGTCTGTGGTGTTCATTTTAACGAAAGTCCACTGCTTCGCCGAGAGGTCAGCGCCAGCGATCATGGACTCGCGGGTTTGGTTGCCTTGAGTAGCCATAAGTTTTAGTCCTTCTTATAGGTCTTGTTAATGAGTGCCTTGCCTTCAGCGGTCTTAGCTACGCCAGCATAGGCTTGTGCTTTAGTAACGTCATGCTCCAGTGCATAAGCGTCTACCATTTTGGATAGTGTAACTTCAGGATCACTGAGGTCTTCAACGTCAGCTTTACCCAGTTCTTCTGTCGCCCCTTCAAACAGCTTGTCAGCAGCCGAGAGTACCTCAAGGATATCTTCAGAAAGGTCGAACTTCATAAGTGCGTGAGCGACATCAGGCTTAAAGTTAGGAAGTGTCTCCTGAACCTTCTTGGCAATCTCTGCCTCTGCCTTAGCAACCTCTGCCTCTTCCAGCTTCTTCAGGATAGGTGCAGGGATGTCCGCTTTGTTAATTTGTTCACCATCAATGTCCAAGAACTCTTGTGGTGCTTTCTTCTCAATAGCTTCTGCCTTAATGACAAAACCATTCTCAATAAGACCTTTGCGGAGACGCTCGTTCTCTGCCTTAAGTGTCTCAATGTCTGCTTCCAGAGACTTAACGTCCTCAGACTTTTCCATCTCGTAACCAAGGGCCTTCATAGCTTCAGCGCGGGTACACTGTTCTTTTTCCATGTAGGCTTTGACTTTATCTTCATCCATTTTGGTAGTATCCTCATCTTGGATGTCGCGTTTGAAGAGAGTGACCATTGCTTCAGCGTTGGCCGGACGGTCAACAAGCGATAGTTCCTCTAGTTGAAGTTCCAGCAACTCAGTTGCCATCGTACTCTCCTTTTACAGCGCGACCGCCAATACTGAAGGCCGCTAGTTCACCAGACTTAACCTTGCTCCAGACTTCATCATCATAGACTTTAAAAGCTACAACCCATCCTTCACGGTCACTCTGAATGCCAAGGGAATCACCAATCTCTTTGGTAATGGGCAGGGAGTGTACGACAACCCCGATCTGATCCCCGTCATGCATTTGCTTACCTACACGTACATGCTCCATGAACTTATTCACGGCTTTAACAAGAGTGTTAGGTTTAATTACGTCGCCCTGCCGATCAACCACTGGTTCACCCTTCTCGGTGATCACAGANNATACGACAGGACCAGTATCTACCACTTGTCTCATCTGTCGCTGTATCACATGAGTGACGTGCCCGAAAGTTAGCCCTAGCTTCAGGGTCATCCCTACGGATCTCCATGTTAGGATCACCAAAGGTGACTTTAATAATCTTGCCATCTTTGTCCTTAACATAAACGCCAAACTTCTTGGAACGGCCCGCAGGCAACCTAAAGGGCTTCCTCAGAGGCTTATCGGCCTTGTTAATCTCTTCCTCAGAGGGAAGTGTATCTGGATCATACAATGTTACGCTCCTTGAAAACAGTAGCATTACAGTGATAAATGTCCTCATCGGACAGGTAGCAGACATAATCACCGTGCTTTGGCATTTCGTAACACTTGAACTCGAAACCCCCCACTGAGGCGGTTGACTTTTCAGGGAAATATTCTATGATTGCGTCATCAGGTATTACAGCCGCACGACGGGTGATAGGGCGGGAGGTGTAATCTTTAAAGTCCATTAGCTATTCCTTAGGGTGCATCAGTTACAATGTCAGCCGCAGTCATATTGTACATAACAAATGTAGCATTGCCTACGTTGTCTTGA